ACTCACCGCTAACATTGTGTTTGCGCAATTTTCGTTCTCGTTCCATAATAACAGCCTCGTCAAGCAATGATACTATATGTCTTGCATCAATCATTGATACCTCACCTATTTCTGCTGCTATTAATATCTGCTCTTTAGTATATTTTTTCATATCATGATTTCGTTAAAAACTGCGCAAAGCACCGAACCGTTGTGTGCAAGACTACCACCAAGACAGTTCTTTTTCTTCACCAGTTGCTATATCCTTGACATAAATCGTATCATACCCATACCCTTGAAATTGGTAAACAGTGCCACCTTCTTTTAAGACTACAAAATCACCTATGTTTACTTTTTCTTCAACTTGCATATTTTTGACCTTAACTGTGGTCGTTACAAACATTTCCATAGCTTTAAATTTTACCGCCCTGCACACAACATTGCATTTACAATATGTTGGGCTGACGGAAGTGATTAATCTGTTTATCCTTTATTCGGCTGCATCTAAAGTGTTGGGCTGACGTTTTCAAATGCCCACACATCGTAAATGCTTTGCCGTTAGCCGCAAGCCTAAGCGGACACTGTTTCATAAACATTGCCGACAATTTTAGCGTAAATCCAATAGAAACTTGTTAGGCTTACAGTTCCGTTTTTTCTAATCCCAACAAATTTACCTGACTTAAAAGAAACTTCTACCGTTTCGCCATTTACTAATTCTATAACATCGCCTTCATATATATCATCCCCGTTTTTGTCTTTTAAGCCTGTAAATTGCCCAACCGTTTCGGGTTTTACTTTTGCATATTCGTAATGGTCAAGGTCATACCCAACTTCTCCTATTGAATTTAGATTTAAAAGATTGCCGTATTTAAAAATTGACTGATGCCAAGCAGGATTATATTCTTCTCTAATCCCTCTGAATTTAATTTCTCTTTTCATTTTTATTTTGATTTGTGAAGCAAGGGCAGCCGCTAACAAGGTATTAGCAATATGGCGGCTGACGTGCTCGATTAAACATTTATTTTAAATTCAACTTTGGCTCTTCGTGTCGGCTGTGGTGCGTTAATTCCGCCACATCGCTAATACCCGAACCGTTAGGCGATATTTTGACACCACGCAATTACACCTTCATCTAATTCGTGTCCATCAATATCAATCTCCCAAATATTGTTCCCTAAAAAGTTTTTAAAATGAACTGTTACAACTCTTCCTTTAGTAGTTATTACCTCATAAAACCCAGTTTTTGTTGGTTTAACATCTTCAATTAAATAAAAACATCGCCTAACATAGGGTTTGGCATTATTGGGGCTTGACGTAGTTACAATGGGCTTTTGTAACTCTATTGTGCTGTTGTCCAAGCTGGACGGATTACTATTTGACATTTGTATAAATTTTTAACTTTTGAATAAATATTGGGCTTTGGTTGTGTGCTGACGTATTTCAATTTCCCCACCACCGCCAAGCCTTTTTCGTTATAAGCAATTGCTAAGAACCTGCTTCCAATTGACTTTTTCGCCACAATAAGGGCAGTAAACAAATCTGCTCAAATACCCTTTTCTACCATCTACTATTTGACTTTTCGTTTGTGGTTCTCCATTCAATAAGCCATACTTTTTAAAAGTTGGTTGAATGTTTACAATCCTTTCTACTTCATAATCAATAGTAGATTTGTTTACTTTCTCACCGCTAAGAAATCCTACTAAGCAATCGCAACTGCTTATAACATCGGTTTTGCAATAGTGGGGCTTTTGTGCTTTACTGGTCATTTGTACTTCTATTTAAGTTTAGTTGTGGGTTGAACATTTGTGCCTTGAAACCCCACCATCCTTTATGCGGCCAATCTTGTCCTGTTTTTTCTTTATATTGAACATATCCTTTTTCTGGAACAGGTGTGTTTATGAGTGTTCCATCAAAGTCCCAAACACAAATTCGTGTAATATCAGACTTGTTTTTCTTTATATTTCCAAATGTACCCATATGCGTATTTTGTTTTTTTTCTTAAATTTGCACTAATATTTTTTCTATCTAAACCTAGTTTATTCTCAACATCTTTAGCACTCTTCCATTCTCTAATAAATTCGCCATCTAATGTATATTGTAGAATTGGTTTCTTTCGCCCTTCAGCGTTATTTTTAATCCATTCTTCAGATTTTATAATTTTCCGACCAATTGATTTCTCAGCTGCTAATTTTTGTGCTTCAGTAAAACCAACTTTTTTTCTATTTTCAGATATTTTTCTTTTAATTTCATCAGAATGTCTTCTTAACTTACTCTTTTCTCCAATTTTTCTTTTTGTTTCTTCACTCATTACTCGGCCAGTACACCCTTCACCACCCAATGTTAAATTCATCCCATTAATATTATCTCGATTAAAGCTATTATATAAACCAATATAATAGACTTCCAATTGATTTAACTCAATATCTGAATACACACCTTCTTTTATTATTTCAATATTATGTTTATCAAAACCATATTTTTTTAATGAAGAACACAATATTTTTTGAGCGTTACAATTACATTTTTTATAGTCTTTAAATCTTACATCTAAATTTGTTGTTTTTCCAATGTAAATCTTCCCTGTTGGTGATATAATCTTGTAAATATACCCTTTTTTCATAAGCGACATTTATTATAAATATGTCGCTTCTTCTCAAAATCAAAAAATAAGTGTCCCATCAAAATCGAATACAGCGATTCTAGTTATTTGGTCCTTAGATTTACCTTCTTTCAAGATTTCTCTTATTTTCTTTTTCTCGTTCATCTGAACAAATTTAACAATTTCGTAATTAATGATTCTTTGTATTTTCCTAAAAGAGTACCATATATCCTCTTTGATGCCGACCCAATAAGTTCTTTAGTTATCGGACCGTGAGCATTGATTGTCTGCTTTAGGGCACCATTTATTCGTCGCACATCAAGATTTTTCTCACGCTTGAGCTTATTAATGGTGTCTAAATTATCTTTTTCATACATATCAACAATACTTAATATCTTGTCAATATTTGGGGTTGTTTTTGAAAGCTCTAACTCAATCTGTTCTTTTAGCCTTCCTTTTCTTGTTTTTAAAATATTAAATGCCATGTTGCAAATATACGTATTTTATTTTTATTTTCCAAATTTAAGGTACAGTATATGGGTCATGGTGTTGAAATAATTCAGTATTAGCATCCCCCATATATCCTGTTAATCCATCTAGAAATCCAGCGTCTTGCCAACGTCTTATTGTTTCTTCCCTTCTTCTATCCATTTCGACTAAATTGATTTCACCATATAAGTTTGGATTTACTTCTACATTAGCATATCTAGCCGAAAGTCTATCTGGTATTTGATGGTCCCATTCAACGGCTTGTGGTGTTTCCATTACAGGTATATAAGGCGAATAAACATATCCAGCATCCACACCACCCCGATATTGATAATTCAAATAAACCAATTCGCCTCTAGGACCTTCCATGGGTTGAACATCAACCAAATCCAACCCTATTGTTCTAGCTGCTACTTGTTGAACAAATGGGAAATACTTACCCTTATCATATTTAGGTGTCCACCAATCGTTGAAATTAAATGCTTTGGTGTTGGTTTTAATCCAACTTTTGATATACCATTTAAGGCCCTTCTTATCTAAGCTAAATATTGTTTCAAGTTCCTTTATAAGGACATAAGAAGGTAAATCAAAATCATTATATAATTGTTGTCTTCTGACTTTGTTTTCTACTATGTGAAAGTGTTCAGATAGGTATCTATGGATTAATTTTTTCATCAATTCAAATTAATATCTGGGCCAATGGTTGGTTCTTCCTCATTATCGTCAACAATGAGTAATCCTTCAATTATATCCCCATTTTCATCCAAAACCCTTACGTCTAATTTACCAATTTTTTCATCATAGTCAATGGTTATAACATATTCACCAAGGTCGATTCTTTTTTTCATAGCAATCTAAGTTTTTCTTGTCGTGATAACTTTTTTATTCGATGTTCTTCCTTAGATGCTTCACTACGGTTTTTAGCCTCAAAAACAGCCCTTAAATGGACAGGGAGCCGCATACGTGTGTATTTAGCTCCCTTACCAGAATTATGCTCTAATAGCCTTCTATTGACGTCTGTGGTTATCCCAGTATAAAGCGTACCATCTTTTTCACATTCTAAGATGTAAACATACCATTTCTTCATATTATATAAATATGACCTGATGTGCTAAATTTAAGCATAATTAATAATAAATAAATTCTTCATCGACAAATGTTTCCTCAAATTTTTCCATCCCTTCTTTAAACTCTTTAGTTTGCATGTATGCATTAAGAGCCCTCCACCCCTTAAGTCTTTCCCATTCTTTTTTCTTAATTACATACCTAACGTCTTCTGACCAACCTTTTTGCTCAACTATTTTAGCGGCTTCTTTTTCACCATCTTGGAAAGAAAAGAATGTATAATATTTCTCAGCCAATCTTAAAACCTCATCTTTAGTTAAAGTTTTCTTTTTAAGATTTAACCCAATGTTTTGTTTTACTTTATCTAAAATGTTTAGCTTCTTGGCTTCAGAATAAGCGCCTTTATAATTTGTTTGAAAGGCTTTAAGACTTCGGCAATCTTTGGCTAAAAATAAGATATCTTCTTCAGTGTATTGCTTACGCTCACGTTTAGGTTGTGAAGTATTCTTCCAACCAAAAGTATCACATAACTTCTGAATCAAACCTTTACGCTTTGCCGCAGAATACGCCGCTGGATTATCCTTTTTGAATTCTGTTAATGACTTATATTTTGACTTTTCCATTATTTCTTTTTAATCATATGTGAACAAATTTCATTTAGCCAACCATTTTTTTGCGCACTATTATATGCTGATTTATTATTTTTCCCCCAATCCCACAACGAATCATATTTTTTTGCTTCTTCAATACATTTTTCTTTAGTCCATTTCATTCTAGGATTAACCATATGTTTTGAACATATAGTTAAAAGATTATTATCACATGCAAATTTATATGATGAAGATGATTGTTTTTGCCAGTCGCCCCTTGTTTTATATTTTTTTGCTTCTTCAATACATTTTTCTTTAGTCCATTTAATATTCTCTTTACGCTTCTTTATCATATGTTTAATACAATCTTTTAACCAATTATTTCTTCTAGCAGCTTTCATTGAACCATTACTATTAATTTGCCATTCTTTTTTTGTTTTATATCTCTTTGCCTCTCTAATACATTTTTCTTTAGTCCAAAAATTAGCAGGTGTATGTTTTTTCTTTTCCCAATTATTTAATTTACATAATAATTTCTCAATTTTAAATCTTTTAGCCGCACCATAAGCACCAGAATTCCCACTTCTAAACTCATTTAATGTTGCATAGTTTTTTGATTCTTCGATACATTCTTTTTTAGTCCATTTTTTCTTTTTAATCCAACCGAATCTTTCACAAATTTCATTAATTAATTTTTGTCTACAAGCAGCTTGATACGCAGCGGGATTTGCTTCTCGCCATTCTTTAAATGATTTGTATTGTGATTTCTCCATCATATGTTACCCCTTGCAGATTCAAATATTTTTTCTTCGGTCCACTTTTCAATTCCAGATAATACAGCTCGATATTCACCAATAGTTGTGGTTTTATAAATACTAACTGGATTATCCAAATCATGAATGATGTTCTTAAATAAATCAATTACATCAATTGTAAATTCTGGTAAAATAAATTTTTTATTTGGTTTATTACCGCCCCCAATACCACCGCCAGAAGAACCACCACTGGTCTTAGTTTGCTTTATAACTGGGATTAACATACCATTAAAATTGCTACCGTTAAAGGTTGACAAGAACTTATTATCTGTCAACATTAATGCACCACATACGCAAGCGTGTGTGAAATCCATAAAACCATATTGCTGTGTAGTAACCTTCAAATAATATTTTTCCATACTAGGGTTACCTCTTAACACCCTTGAAAACATTTGATTGATAAGGTTTGGATTGTGGGTACCAGACATATCAATGATATTCCAAAGATTATCGTCTGAATAACCTAATCTAGCTCTATCTACCACAACCAATACATCAAATTCATTGTTTTTAAATTTCACTAATTCTGAACTATCAACGTCCCCTTCAGAATGAGAAACACCAACATTAACGTTATGTTTTTTAAGAATATTATAAACATCATCAGCTTGTTTTACTGACCTACAAGTTATAAGTGTTTTTCCAAGTTTATTATACGTAAACGCCCAAGATTTAATTTTAGTTAAAAGTGATGGGCTATTAAATTCTTCGGGTTTAAATTTCTTCTTAACCCTTTCAATTAACTTAAGAATAATTGATTCAAGTGTTGCTTCAGTATCTTTTTTTGGAAACTTATACCTACCCTTAATTTCATAATTACTGTCGATTTGCCCAGTCCAATTGTATTTAGATGCAACCAGTTCAATATTAAGTTTTGCAAAATATTCTGGCGGTATTGAATTTATTGCCAATGGATAAAGAGGATATCCACCTTTTTTAATGAAAACAGACGGTGTACCAGTTAACAAAATTTGTTTCTTTGGTTTAACCGTCTCAACAATTTTTTGTACCTGAGGCGCTAAATAATTTTCATGGGCTTCATCCACAATAAGTAAATCATAGTGTCCCTTAATCTTCTTAATTGTTTGTGGTAAACAAACATGTACTTGAGTGTTTGGATTAAAATTATCTGAATAAGTAAAATTCACATTCACTTCATTCAAACGGTCCATATAATTAGACCTTAAAACAGTTGTAGAATGAGTTAAAACCAATGCTTGTGCTTTTTGGTTTATTTTAAGATACCTTTGAAGTATATCAATTGATATTTCAGTTTTACCAGCGTTAGGTGCAAGGCCAAGTACTGACACGCTATTTTTCATTGCAAATTCAACTGCTGGTTCTTGATATGCTCGAAGAATCAAATCTCTTTTCATTATTTTACTTTTAGGTACAAATATACCAAAAATCATTGACAAAAACAAAATTCTTGCCTATATTTATTCATATGAAAAAACCAGAAACAAAACTAAACATTACTCTCTCACCTGAAATCATCCAAAAAATCAAGGATAGTAATTATAATCGAAATAAGCTGATAATCAATCTTTTAGAACAACATGTCAAAAAATCTAAAAAATAATTACGGTTTTTTGACTGTTTTTACTTTTCTGTGATATTTATAAAAAACCAATATCATGGGAAGAAAAAAGAAAGAAGACAAAGACAAAAAAGTTACGGTTAGCATACGCATACCTGATGAATTATTGGCCAGCATAGCTGATATCCAGAATAAGAGTCAATTCTTTGAGTGGTTGCTTGAGGAGTACTTTGCTAAACTAAAAACGAAGTAACAATGGGGGTTAAGTTGACAACAGAAGAATTTATTACTAGAGTTAAAAAAATACATGGTGATAGATATGACTATTCTAAAGTTAATTACATATCTTTAGATAAAAAAGTTTTAATTATTGATGAAAACGGCTTCGAACATACTATTCGTCCAGACAATTTAATATCTGGTAATAAATTAAACATTAGAAGCGTAATTAAAAAAGAAGATTATTTAACACACAAATTCAATACTATTCATCAGGGAAAATATTCATACTACAACTTAAACTATAAAAATGGTGTTGTTACAATAACATGTAACACACACGGTAATTTTACTCAAACAGTTGACAATCATTTAAAGGGTAAAGGTTGCCCAAAATGTAAGGGTAAAAATAAAACAACAAGTGACATTATTATAGAATTTAACAAAATACATAAAAACAAATATGATTATTCATTGGTCAAGTACAACGGAATAAAAAATAAAGTAACTATTATTTGTCCAAAGCATGGAAACTTTAATCAAACACCTGAAGAACATATAAATGGTTGTGGTTGTCCTATTTGTAAAACATCAAAAGGAGAAAAATATATTGCTGAATTATTAGATAGCAATAATATTAAATATATTCCCCAACATAGATTCCAAAATTGTAAAAATATATTACCATTACCGTTTGATTTCTATTTGCCTGATTTTAATACATGTATTGAATACCATGGTGAACAACATTATAGACCAATTCAACATTTTGGTGGTATTAAAAAATTTAACCTAACAAAAAAAAGGGATGCGATTAAAAAAGAATATTGTGATAACAATTGGATTAACCTTATTATAGTTCCATTTAATCAGACTTCAAAATTAGATATAACCAAGCTTACCCATAATTTTTTTAATCTCGTCTAGACATGTAACTTGAGATTCATGAAGACATGTATATGCCTCGTCTAAAGTTATCCAACGATAGTCGTCCATTTCAGGGAATCCACCTTGACTTTCAGGTACAAATGAATTGCATTTCAATTCAAATTTGTTAAAATCAATTGGATTTTGAATCTCGAATAAAACAAAAGGATGAAGTGTTTTTTTCATCCTTTTGTATTCAACTGGTGGTAAATTATGTATTACCCGCCAGTTTGAAACGTCAGCGTTGGTTTCTTCAAATGTTTCCCTAACTGCCGCTTCTAGTGGTTTTTCATTGTCGTCCAATCGGCCTTTTGGTATTCCCCAAAAGTTTGGCTTATGGTTGGTCGGATGACCAACCAAAAACCTATTGTCTTTCCTTATTAAAAATAGTCCAGCTGCGTGTACCATTACATTTTAGTTTTAAAAGTCATATTCATCAAATGCACCATATCCACTAGCATAACTACCCCTACCATATTTGTACATATCGTTGAATGCATAATCATCCTGTACTGTCAAGATTACTTCACCATTTGGAAGATTAAATGGTGTTACCATTTTGGTTTGTATTTTCTTTTTCCGTTGTCTTGGTTTAGAACCAGATTTACCAGCTTCCTTAGCAGTACTTCTAAGTAATACATCCAAACTAGGTTCATCGCTTGATGGGCGACTACCAATATCTTCACCTTCTTCAGCCTCTACTTCATATTCATTAACTTCTACTTTAATTGAGGTGAAATCAAGGACTTCTTGAATTTGACCAATATATGTGTCGTTAATATAAAAGCTTGAGTTAATACTGTGGTCACCAAAGTTGATTCTTGGGCTGATTTTAACGCCCTTCATGAGAAGTTCTGGTTTACCATCAACATCCATGAAAATTTTGTACTTACCTTTTCTGGTACTAGCATTAAAGACATTTTTAAAGTTGAGCGGAGATTCCTCTTGAATATTAATCTCGTTGATGATTGATTTTACAATATCAACAGTGATGATTTCAAGTGTTGATGCATATGTAATACAATCATCTTTAAATTCTTTGTAAATCAATAAATCATCCACGATTTCCTCAACAATATCAGGTGATAGGTTACCAAATGTTTTAAGATACCTAACACGACTTGGCCTATCAATAAGATTGGTGTCGATGTAAAGATTATTTGTAGTCATTAAAAACACCCTTCTGAAAGGAGAATTTAATGCGCCATCCATAATTGTCAAAAGTTCATTTGACTCTTTATAGATTTTTTCATATTCATCAACAAACACAACAATATCCTGTGGAATGGCGTTGATGAATGTGTGTGCATTTTCCATGTGTCTTGGAACAACAACAACGGGGAGGTTTAAGCTATTGCAGATAATTTTAGATGTAACTGTTTTACCTGTACCTTTAACTCCGTTAAGTAATATACCAAGATTACCTGAATCGGTTTTAAAGTAATACTTCAGTACTCTTTTTACCAAATCAGTTTCAAGGCCGTAAATCTTGTACGGGAAATCAAATTTTTCAGACATTGGGGAAAGGTGAAAACCAAACATGTTTGGTTCCAACTCGTAAATGGCTGGTTCAAGCTTTTTAAATGTGTTTTTTTGTTTTTCGCTAAGGTGAAAATTTCCACCTTTGGCAACCCATACTAATTCACTCATGGTTTTTTCTATTTTTTTATTTTATTAAATAATACCGTGTTCAGTCAATTGACGTTCCACTTCTGCCCAATCAATAAATTTTCTTGAACTAAGCTCAGGGTCTGTTTTCAATGGAGCGCCCAAAGCTGCATCGTCAATGTATAGATTGGCGTATTGTTTGTTACTGTTTGTCCATCCACTAGCTTTTTGAGATGGGTTATGATTAACCGCCCAAAGTGGAATGTCATTTTTTTTGAACCATTCAACCGCTTCTTCAAGCGTTGCTCTGTCATTTTGTGGTTTTGTACCACGCATTGTCCATAGCATTATTTTATGCCCCCTTTCTGCGATTTTTTTAAGTACTGGTACCGCCCCAATATCTTTTCCCACATCAGGATATTCATGTGTAACACACGTACCATCAAAATCGATTGCCAAAATTAAACTTTTATCTTTCATATTTCCATTTATAACCACCAGATGTTTTTGATAAGCCTCTAGCACAATTGGTAATAGCGTCACCTGTTAATCCAAAATGTTTAGCTGCTAATGCTGCTGACTCCCATTCTTTGATAAAATTGTTATTTGAATCAAATTGATAAACAATCTTTCTGTTTGGGTGCTTATAACCATTTTTATATAATTGTTTATGAGTATTACTCATTTTAATTTTGGACTTTTCAGAAAATAATTTCTTTTTAGTCCAATGGTTATCACCGCCCTGAGCTTTACTTTTTATTTTATTTCTCCATTCAGGATGTTTTAAACCTAAATTCGCTTGTCTAACTTTTTCTTTTGTTTCTTCACTTCGTTTGACACCTAATGAAGAATTGGCAATTAGATTAATGTTAAACCAAGGTTTTTCTTTATCAATAAAGAATTGCTCTTTAGCTATTAACAATTCATTATTTTGAACTAATTCTAAAACATAAAACGTTAGATTTTCTTTTCCATATTTGTTATAGTAAGCCTGTAATTTAACATTTTTATGTTTATTATTTTTAAGTTCACTAAAATGTCTGTTACAACGTTTAAAAACATTTTGAGAAGACCCAATGTATTTTTTAGTTTTATCTAACGATTCAATACAATACACACCACTTTTTATTTCCATAATGATATTTTTTAATATAAATATCATCATTTTACTAAAAAGTCTTCTTTCCGTCAAAATCAACACCTATGATAAGTGTATTTCGTTCTCTTGTTGCAGCGCTCATTAAAAATGTAATTTTTGTTTTGCTAAGGTTATATTTGAATATTCTTTAACTCCTGTTATTTCTGGACCAAACCAATCAATAGGTTTGAAAGTATCGCAATCCTCTTGAGACTTAAATTCAACTTCAGCGACAGTTAAACCGTTTGGATATGTGTCTACATCAACAACATAATTTCCATTGTGTGGTGATAACGTAGTTCTTATCTTTTCTAGTTTATACTTACATTTGCTTAGGATTTCAAGAGCATCAATCAAAGGGATTTCATATTCGTATTCATCCCTGACTTTGTTTTTGGTGTATTTAAGACAGAGAAAAGCTTTGTGGTCAATCACCCTAACCCTTAACTGTTTATTTTTATCTAACAAAACATACCCCTGTTTGATAAGTTTTTGTTCTCCTAAATTTGGTGATATCTCAGTCTCAATCAAAAACTTACGTTCAATTTCTTTTGCCATGTTACAAATATACTAATTATTTTTGTAAGTAGCAAATAAAACACTAAAAAAATTATTGCAATGTTGTATATTCACCGTTAATAAAGTTGATATGCTGTGCTTTACCATCATTGTGAATGATAACGTGTGACTGTAACCAAGAACTAGGTCCATGGTTGTAGTTTACCCTTAATGTTGTTGAAGTACCAACAGCCAATGCGCCGTCTTTACGACCTGGTGAGTGATAGTGGCCAACAATAATTTTAGTGTTTAATTTTCTAAATTGAAGAAGTGAACCACGACTTCCATTAGAGCCAATGTCACCATGTTGTCCAAGCTCCCAATTTTTTACCCTATATGATGAACGTCTACCAAGTGTAATAAATTTTGGATACTTCTGATTAATTATTGCTGGAATAACACCTTTAACATCATATGGATTTTGTGCATATTGCTTTAACAACATTGCACTGTATTCCATGTATGCAACAGAATTTTTTGTTGTTGGTTGTTTTTTCCAATCTTCATTTTTAAGCCAACGGTCTAAAAAGTCGTCATGGTTGCTTCTAACAATAACAACATTTTTGTATTTCTCAAAAGGTTTTAGACCATTTAACATGTCATTGATTTCCTTTTCAATGGAGTTGGTACCGTGAATTTCCTTCGCATATTGAATGAATGGGTCTTTTAATTCATGATGACTAATTGAATATCCATCAAAGACATCGTGAAGAACAACATGTTCTGGAACCAATTTATCCATCAACTCGACTGTTTTATCTAATACCTCTTGGTCATGATGTCCATAGTGAATATCGCCTAGAATAATTGCAGCAACACTATCTGTTTTGTTTACTTGACCATTTTCAACCTTATAAAATAAATCTGTAAATGCACCCGTTTTATCGTCAGCTGTTACTTGTCTAACAAAGAATGTTTCCTTGTCTTTAATTTCAACAATAACAAAACCAAATACATGATGAAATTCACCCTTTTTACCTGATTTTGAATCTGTATAATTCATTGCTGTTACAGAACCAGTAGTTAACATCATCTTTGGTTTGTTACCTTCAAGAACAGGAATCATTTCTAATTGAACCTTTGGTGACCCAAAGACACAGGAATTAATTCCACTCATACCTTGTAAACCACTCATAGGATTAGTTGCTGTTGGTTGAATCTTAACGTCAGACATAACTGAAACATACTTATGTATATTATGTCTGTTTGCATCCAAATATGGTGCGACTTCATCAACCCAATAATCTTCTTCCCTATCTGAAAATACACTGGTTGGGTTTTTGTATCTACCTGCTATAACATGGATGTCTGCCTCAATAAATTCAGCATAAGCTTTCATGTTATCAAAAAACTTTGAATGAACAGGTGTATTGTTTTGTGCCCATGTTATGATAAAGCGTGATTTTGTTTTATCTGCTTTTCTCTTTTTGGCTTGTTCGTATTGTTCTGATTCAATTTCAGGTTTTTCTTTAAAACCTAATTTTTTAAACCATTTACGAACAGTTCTTTCAGAAACATTAAATTCGTTACCTAAATTTATTGCTAATTTTTCAACAGTTAAATTATTAATTAGTCTATTATCATATTCTAATTTAAACCGTTTAATTAAATCATCAGTTAAATCTTTGAACTTAAATTTATTCATTTGATTTTAATTTTAATATTTTCATTATTTTTTTAACGTTCTCATTATACTTTATTATTATTAACCTGATATTATTTTTTTCACAATATACTTTTTTAATAATGTCTTTTTTTTGCTGTTCTTTAAAACGTTTTTCACCTCCAAAATAATCAATAGCTTTATAGTGTTGTATTCCATTATATTCTATACATGTGTTATAATCAGGTAAATAAAAGTCAAATGGTAATTTAAGTTTATATTTACATTTATCAAATTTATATTGTGGGATAAAATTAACCGAAAAATTATTTAATAACTCTCTAATTTTATTTTCGCCTTTAGATTCTTTACAATATGGGCATTTTTGGCCCTTTAAATGATTTTGTGGTGTTTGTTCAAATTCACCATGAATCGGACAAATTATTTTTACTTTAGTTCCAAAACCAAAATATTCAACATTAGAATAATCATATTTATCGCTATGAATTAATTTTGCTTTTTCAACAAATTTATTTATTTTTGTCTTTCTTTTGATAAAAGAACACAACTCACAATCTTTACCTTTTAGATGGTTTGATGGAGTTTGTTCAAATTCACCATGAACAGGACAAATTATCTTTACTTTAGTGTCATAATTAATATATCTAACTTTAGAATAATCGAATTTGTTATCATGAATTAATTTACCTTTCTTAATAAAATCATTTATGGATATTTTTTGCTTATCTTGTGAACATTTAGAACATCCATAACCACTTAAATGACCACTAGCTCTTTGTTCAAATTCGCCATGAATTGGACAAATTATTTTTACTTTAAATTTACTTTCTGTATAATCAACTAGTGAATAATCATATTTATCACCATGAATTAATTTTGCTTTTTGAATGAATTTTAGATTTTTATTTATCATAATTTTCTTTTATGATAAATATCTAAATAAAACTAAAAAGACAAAGTTTAAACCACTTACGGACAGTCCTTTCTGATTTACCAAATAAAGCCATGAGTTTTTTCATTCTATCATCCCATGACAATTCTTTGTCGGTGTAGACAGTTTTAGCTTCTTGGATTTGTTCTTGTGTTAATTCAGTAAACTTCATTTTAACGGGTTTAGTAAAATCTTATTGTTCATCAGACTTTTTCTTTTTCCAAGAAAATCTTTGATGAAACTTAGCACGATAATCACCAGTTTCAAATCCTTGGGTTCTTAATATAACCTCAAGGGCCAATGGAAGTTCGGACAATAACTTATCAAATTCATCCTTTTTTTCTTGGCTTATTGTTGGTAATTCGTCTGTAAAAGCTGGGTCAAAATCATCTGGCTTACCATTAAGTATCAAATCCATGTCTTCATAAACATCATCCCCACCAAATGGAGACTCGTCTCTTAAAAAATCTTCAGCCGATGTAATGAATCTATTAAGATGCAGCGACCAATTCATTGCCCTTAATAAAGCAATGTGTTCTTGTTTTAATGTAAAATTTAATATGCTCATAGTTCGTTATTCATGATTTTATTTACAACTTCGGTTACACCTTCAACAGCTTTCTTCTTAACATAAGTTATATCCAATCCCCATCCTTGAAGCGCTGGGCTTGGGTTAGGGTCAATATAAATAACCTTTGCTTTAGGGTCTGCCGTTCCTACCATTCCAGATGTATAACTTATATCAAAGCCAGTGCCTATAACCAAAACGTAATCACATTTACGTAATGCTGCGTATGCTTCTTCAACTTCAAAAGGATATTCACCAAACAAAACCAAATGTGGTCTTAGTTGAGACCCTCTCGGACATTTATCACCCATTTTGATGTCCTCTTTGCAATCGTATAAAAACTTAGGGCTAAAAGTACCCCTCATTTTTCTTAAATCACCGTGAAGATGTAATACATTAGAGGACCCACCACGTTCATGGAGGTCATCAACATTTTGTGTGATAACAGTAACATCAAAGCGTTCTTCCAATTTGGCTAATGCTTTATGTGCATCATTGGGTTCAACGGTAGCCAATGCCTTTCGTCTTTCATTATAAAAACCCAGAACCTTTTCAGGTGTTTTGCGCCAAGCCTCAATCGTTGCGACCTCATCAATTTTATAGTTGTACCATAAGCCGTCCTTAACATCCCTAAATGTTGGTATGCCACTTTCTTGGCTGATTCCAGCCCCAGTAAACACTGCTATCTTTTTCATTAGAATTTCCCTTTAATTTGTTTTTGTGTTAATAATTCTTCAGCTCTCTTTTCAACTTCTTCCTTAAATTTTCTTGTGATTAGCATATCACAAATCTTTTCAGCTGTTTGGTCTATTTTATAATTGATAAACGATTCAGCATCTTTTTCAAACGTTTTGAAGTTCTCTTCGATTTGTTTGGTTAAATCATCTTCAATTTTTTTAATTACACGGTGAGATAAAAGTTTATACTCATGTTCAAGCATTTCATGTATGACTGACCTAGTTTCTTGTTTGGTTACAACCAAAATATCACCATTAGCATCACGTATTTGTATATAGTCGCTAGCTTCAAGGCGTTTAAGTCTTTGTGGTATTGGTTTTTGTCTTGGCATAATACAAATATACCAATAAAACTTTAATTTATCAAGTCTTTTCAGGCATTAAAGTTTCATAACAACCAATTTTATCCCTGACTTCCTCTAAACGAGAATCATTTTTACAGTACAATACCGAATAGTTCATATGCACCTGAATCTCACCAGAATCAATTTTATCAAAGACCTCTTCAAGGTCTTCTTTATTAAAGAAGATTGATTCTTGTCCACCCCAATCTTGTCTGAATAAAAGGTAATCATAAGATAGGTCATGTTTGGGCCCGTCGCCACTACCATATCGATTTTCTAAATAGTATCGTTTCATAGCATAAAACCAATTGGGTCTTTAATAAAGCTTTCCCACTGTGCTTTTTCTTGACGAAGGTCTTCACGAACATCCGTTATCACCTCACCAAGCCAGTTGGTACCTTGCCATTGTGATTCATCATGAACACGTGGGTCACTTTCAGCTAAACCAATACCCCAGATTTTATCTTCTGGACTTGCTTCAACAAGAAGAGTGTCACCAGTTGCCATTAAATCATCATAGTAATGTTTATGTTGTGTGAATTTAGCTTGATTAGCACGATACACAACACTCTTAGCTACTGATTCCCATCGGTCCTTATCAAAATCCTTCACCCTACGACCTAACGCTTTCTGTTCATATGGCTGTTCAGCTTTCATTATCGCTTCATAAGATTCCATATCTTTAAAGGTAAGAGCTTTTTGTGCCATCATGTATTGCTCACAGCAATTGTATTTTACCCCGTCTATGAGGATTTCAGCGGGTGCCCATTGACTGAACGGGCCACCCCAAAAGAATGTATATTTTTCCATATTAACTTGTTTTAAAACCGATTCCACTGGTTCTGTCAACTTGACTCATATAAAAACCTTTGTATGACTCTTTAATCAAAGAGATTGTATCCTCAAGTGTCCATTCGCCATCGTCTTCTGACATTTCTTTGATATTATCTGCTAAGTTGGCAATAAAAGCACCAGTGATTTTTGCTTTTTTACCATTGATTGTCCCATTAAGAGCGTCATAAACCTCTGGAATCTGGTATTCCTTTGGAAGATGTATTTCACAAACTTTAGCAATTTGTTCTTCTGTTAAGAAAGTATAGTCAAGTGTCATATTAAAACGACCTGGTCTTTCTGCCGCCCTGTCGACCAAACCTTTATCATTGGTTGATGCAAGAAGACTGATTTTCCTTTTCTTTACACCATCAAAAAATGATAAGAACTGGCCTAAAAGCATTGTGTAGCTACCCTTATCCCTTGACCCTAAGAAAAGGTCAATATCATCCATGATGATAACAACATTGTCAAAGATTTCACATGCCTCTAAGATTACCGTAAGGTCATCTGTTGTTGAGAAATCAGGAATGACAAACGTTACATTCGGTATGAGTTTTCTGATGATTTCACGAATACTTTCAGTTTTGCCTGTACCTGGCTCACCATTCAAAAGATATCTAGCACTACCGCCTCTGCTTACCCTTGAAATAAAGTGGTCAATGAATTTTCTTTGCGTATCATTCAAAATCAAATCAGTAGTAAAGTTGGAGATATCGATGATTTCGATACCTTTAAAGTTATTTTCATTGAGTTTGACTTTGATACACTTACCCACATATTTTGAATTGTTAAAAGCAAGTTTCTTAAGTTTCTTTACTGTATCATAAAGATACTCAACCGAAGCACCATTTTTTATTGTAAGATGTAGTTCTGTGATTAAATCCCTACGATTATCAAGATAACTTTTTGTTTGAATTACGAATTCATTATCTGGTTCATCGGCAAATTTTACATGAAACCACCAAGGGTTGGTCATGTTATACGGACCACCAAGATATACCCTACCAACCGAATCTGTGGAACCATATAATGACACGATTACATCTTTGTTTGGCTTTCGATGAGATTCAAAAAGATACTCATTAATGATTGCAAATTCAATAAGTGTAATTAAAACAGTTTCAGCACTAGTTTTGTAGTCGTCAGAATAATTTTCTTGTGCTCCAATTTCTGATTCCTCATTCAAAGCATCAATTAAACTCTGTATTGATTCCTCATCATTTGTAGATGGAGTAGTTACCCCGATTGACAGTTCATTTTGTGATTCTTGTTGCTTATTTGACATATTTGACATATTCCTAGTTTAATTTTTTTATTACTTCGGTGTATGAAATGGGTGTATAATTAATCAAGTTACATCCAACATCCATAACTTTCCTACCAATATAAAATCCAGCATCCTCACCATGATGAAGGTTCCCATGACAATGCCCATGTAAATGATATGAACCATGATGAGCTTTGTTCCATGAATAAATTGGGTAGTGACAAAGAACAAATGGAATATCTCCTTTGATATTTCCACCTGAAATCTTCAGGTCAACTAAGTCATTTATTGACTCAAATCTGTTGTAACTAGCGATGTCTTTGTATTTATCATGATTACCCATTATGTAATGGATTTTCCCTTTTAAGGCATGAACAATACCGTTTGCCCATTCTGGCCTACCAAAACATAAATCACCAAGATAAAAAACAACATCGTTATCGTCAACGACACTATTCCAATTTTTGATAATCACTTTATGCATGGCTTCCACATCTGGGTCACCATTTGGTTTTCTGAAGGGTCGATTATCAAACCCTATTACGTTTTTGTGATAAAGATGAAAATCACTTATGAACCACACGTTTTTTCCATCACTCACATCAATCTTTATCCTCATAATCTTTATTCTTTAAATTTTTCTTTTAGTTTTTTAAAGGCTTCCGTTTCTCCAAGAGTATACGTAGCCACTTTGTTTGTTTTCTTTTTTATTTCTTGTACTTTTTGTTGTACCTCAACATCTTCAATATTTTCAGCCATTTCAATCATTGATGTTTTCCTGATTGACCTTAAAAGCCAATTAATGTGTTTGTCATTTTTCAATGACTTTGTTAACACCCAATTATAGAATTCTCGCATTGCAATAACAGACATAAAAGTTGTTGTATTTACACCAGTTACACCCATTTTTCTTTCACCAATCAATTTAACCATTGGATGTTCTGACTGAGGCCCATCACTAAACATGGATTTTAAATTTTCCATAAAGTCTTTCTTAAATTCTTCTGTCGCCATACCCTCAAGAATATCTTGGACAGAAAATAAATCATCCCCAGTTATCACACATTTGAATTGCCCCTTTGGTCGGTCCCAAACCTTATCTATATTGGTTATTGGGAAATAGGCTCTAATCAAATGGTTAAGAAAGTTCTTCGTTTTAGGGTTTTCTAACATCGCATCCAAGTGCGCATGAATCTCTTGTTGTGTCATTATAGTGTTTTAATTAAGTAATAGGTTGTGAAAAGCTGAACGTAATGAAGTACTTGGTCAAAACCAACACTTACAAAAAAGTTATGTACATCACCCTTAGCCCACAGCTTTGAGTTTAACCTACTCGTAAAATAGTCTGTTATCCAGTGACAAATAAATGTTATACAACTAAACATCAAGCCAAAAATTATTCCACCAATCAAATTAAACGGACCAATATAGAATAAAACTCCCATTGGTAATAACCAGCATAGTGAATAAGTTGCAACATGATATGTCAATGCACGGTTATTTTTACTCTTGTTTGTAGCTTGCCAGTGAGTTTGCAACACAAAATCACCTATAAAGTGAGTTGCCAATATTGTAAAAATCTCTATAAAATTTAATTCCCACATTTTTTTGTTATTAGTTTACACAAATATTTAAAATACTCTTCATCTAAATCCCGTTTAATGTAATTAATATCTTTATGTACCCATTGAACATTTCCTTCAATATAACCTTTAGATGAATCAATACGGTCTAATGATGCTGTTATATTAGGACAACCTTTTTTTCTACTAATACTTCGCTCAAGTTTAATTGGTAATCCTGATAAAGCACACATTTCATTTTGTTTCAAATATAAATCCCAAGCATATTCTTTATTTATTAAAAAATCATGTCCACGTAACTTAGCCGATTTAATAACTCTTGACCAAAACGTATCACTTATATTACCAACATAACTTCTAATTTCTCTCATTTTATCAAATGCTCGGCATGGACATCCTTTCGTTTTACCAGTTTGTAATGCCGATATCCTTACTAAGGATTCGGTTCCACATTTACATTTACATAATACTGCATAGTTTCTATTTTTGATTTCCTTAATTTCATTATCAATAACAGTCCAATAATCAAATACATCACCATTATTAGGTGTTAAATATTTTAATTTTCTTTTATTCATACATTTATTTAACAATAAATATATCTTGCCAATTAAAAAGTTAAAATATTTTTCAAACAAATCTGCAACCTGCAAACCAATGTACAAAAATGATTGTGAATATTTCGGCAAAGTTTAACATATATTTTCTTTTGCAATTGTACTCAAGGTCTTACCATCATATTGACCATCATAATTGGCTTTAAAATGTTTCATAATAGCACCCATATCTTTAACAGATAGAAGAGATATAATTTGACGCATTTCAGCTTCTGAAAGTTGCTTTGGAAGATATGTCTCCAAAATGGAAAGCTCATCTTGATTATTTGTGGTTTCTTTAATACCTTCAACCAGCTTTTTAACAAGTTTAATAACATCGCCATCGGTGAGTTCAACTTTCCCATTGGCCCCTTGTTCAGAACGCTGAATTTCGGCTTTTAAAACCCTTAAAATACCCAATTTTACGGTATTTTTTTCTTTCATCGCAGTTTTTAAATCCTCTGATATTGAATTAATTAGATTCATAGTTTACCTTTTATTCGATGACAAATATACAAAGAAAAAACGAATAATGCAAATTATTCGCCTGTTAATTTTTCAAAAGTTAACCCATGTTGGAATGGTTTCCTGTCCTTCATTGCAACAAACGTAAAGTTAGCCGCACAAATTTCTTCGATTTCACCTAAAGTGCTTTCACGATTGACCGTGATTCTAACTTGAACTGAAGACTTGCCTAATGATTTAATCTCAGATGTCATTACAATAAGGTCACCAAGAAAGGCTGGCTTGTGAAAATCAATTCTGTCAACACAAGCGGTTACACAACCATCAGCTCCAGTTCCATATAACGCTCTTCTAACAACCTTGACACCAGCAATGTCCATTTCGGCCATTATTTTGCCACCAAATAGTGTATCATTATAATTTAAGTCCTGTGGGAAAACGGTAAAAGAATGTGTTGACGTCAATCTGTTTACCCTATCAAATGTTTTCATTTATTTTGTATTTTTTCTTTGTTCCGTCTGGTTTTGAATAAAGAACCTCTGAAGATTCTACTTCAATTGGTTCGACGTTTGAAAGATTTTTAACATATTTTTTTGCTGTTCCTTTTTTTAAGTAACATATTGTTGCATGTGGATGATAATTTGGAAATTCTGTTGTGTGTGGTAGTTCTTTAAACTTCTTATTCAACGCATGAAGGTCTGGGCTTTCAATATCAAATTTTAATACATCAAACAATTCATTCTCAAACGCTGAAATTTTTTTCAGTGTTAATTCTGGTCGTTTGATTTCATCAATTAATGTTTCAACCGCTTCATCTTTTACGTCTTCATGAACACCAAACAAAATTGTAACGTGTGGGTCTAATTCCCTACCATAACCACCATTTTCTCCATCACCAAAATATATATCATCTTCATCAACCATATTTTGAATTTCATTCCATTTTTCGGTTGACGTATCTAACCCAATCATTACGCAACCGTAATCATACTTTCTGTTCTGTCTCTTCAGAAGAGCTTCCCTCAGTGTTTTCTTTAGGTTCATCAGTTTCATAAGTTAATGCTTCATTAACCGTTTTAATAACACCATTAACTAACATTTGTTTAATGTTTGAGTCACTGGTTAAAATGATTAATTGTTTTATTGCGTAGGATAAAGTTGCCACATCATCGACAACCATTTTGTATGCACCTTCTTTGGTAGCTGGGAGTTCAGTATCGGGGGGCTTGCTAAATAATATTGGACGTTCCCTTTCAGAGTCAAAATCGACTAATATTGAATTTTTCATAAAACAAATATACTAAAAAAAGTTGAATAATGCAACTTTTTAGTGTTGTGTTAATAAAATGGTTTTAACATCTTTCCTAGCTGCTGCATCGTCACCATCATTCGGTGTAACCAATACATGCCATTTCATTAATTTTGGGTTTTCTGGTGTTTTTAATAATTCAGCATAAGTAATAATATCTTTAAGTGGTAAATTGAAATATTCCGCTACTTTTTGTTTTAACAGTTGTTTATCTGAAATCTTAGCTAAATCTAACCCCTTAAATAATTCAGTTGGTACCCAAACAGATATTTTTTGTTTGTCAGTATCAATTTTTGAGCGCTCTTTTTTAGAACCACCAAGTGAGAATGCAACAGAACCAATGTTTGAAGACTTTGCAACATCGGCCATTTTAGTATAAGCATCATCAATTATGTTAAAGCCTTCTTCTTGTAATTTCTTAATAACCTTTTCAGCAATAGACACATACTTTTTTGTAAAAAAATCACCAGAATCATTCCATCTTAAAATAATCTTAGATTCATAACCTTTAAGTGCTTTATGTTTTGTACATATTTGCTTAAGCTCAACGTACAACTGATTTTCATATTCATTTGGATAATTCAATAAATAATTCAAACGACGTGTCATCAAATCATATGAATTTGGGTATTGAATATATCGACCTTTTAAAGCATAACAAATAACACGACATTCACCAGCACCTGGGCAGGTATTGATTACATAAAATCTATTTTTGCTGATATCATAGGCAATTCCTCTGAAAGCTGGAACACCTGTTTTGTAGAAGTATTCATTGGGTTGACCACTCTTTAACATCTTTTCATTGGTGTTGATTAATGAATTTGGTTTTTCTGTGATTCTTTTGGCAAAATCTTCTATATCTAATTTACCACCCTTAAATAACTTTGATTTTGAATGAATAAACGGCATCTTTGGTGAAAACTTTTCTCTTTCACCATAACCCTTGTTTGCGTTTGAAATTACCCTATTAAGATAGCTTTTTAATTCTTCTGGAGAAAGACATTCTTTTTGAACATCAGCAAAGTCTTTTTCCCAACTAATCTCATTAATATATTGGTTAATGGCCTCGTTTAATAACTTTTTAATCATTATTGGGTTTTAATATAAATATCATTTGATTTTAATAAAACCACGTTAAATGACACCCAATATCGTTGTTACTGGGACTTTGAATAGACGTATAAGATAGGGAAAATTAAGACAAGATAAATACGTTTATTTTAGAATGTGCTATCCAAAGCAACGTATTTTGTTTCGGTATAACCTACTTCAATGTAACAACGATAGGTTGGTTAGTTAGTATCGTCTTTAACGAACATTACTCTAAGTATCATAATTAAGGTCCATAAACAAGCGTTGAAAAATAACACCATGGTTATGGTTTCGATTATTGGGCTAAAACTAGCAAAAAAGCTAAGTATAAAGCACAATACACTACCTAGAATACTAATCGGTGAATAATATGACATAAAATTCTTCATACCAATAAATATCACCAATTTTGTTTTTGGAGCCCCCAGTCGGCTTCGAACCGACGTCCCGTCTATACCACAGACAGATTTTGAACCAACTAAACTATGGCGGCTTATTTCATAAACGGCTTAGATATTCTCCAAGCCTCTGAAATGTGTTTTTCGGCTTCTTCAATCGCCTCAGCAGCTCTATACAGAGCCAAGGCTAGCTTTTTTCTTCCACCTTGATGGTCTTTATTACCATCAATATTCAGCTTAATTTTAAGGTGTTCTAAAAGCTCTGAAAGCGCTTCATAATGAAGGTCTCCAATATCGGTGGCCAATCCTTGAAGGTCACCGTCGTATTTTTCTACAACCTTTTTATGTTTTTCACAACTCATAGAGCAGTGGAGCAGAATCGAACTGCCGTCTGAACCTTGGCAAGGTCCCATAATAGCCGCTATACGACCACTGCATTGGTGGCTATCTAAACCCCGAACATGGGGAACTTCGCCAATTAGTTTTTACCAGAGCAGCATGTGGGAGTCAAACCCACGCCCCCGACTTGGAAGGACGGTATGCTATCGTAACACCTATGCTGCATGGACCAGAGGGGCGGTGTCCCCACCGTGGATTCCCTTTCAACTCTGGATAATATAAATATACAAGATTGAGCTTAGCCGCCATTTTGTTTTAGGCTATCATTTATCTATGCACCAACCCGACCTCTCAGGGGAACCGACACCCACCGCTAAATTATTTTGTTATTAACTTTTAAGTAAATTAAGTCACAATCTAATCCTTCAAGATGTAAACCAATAATTTCTTTTATTAGGTTTTTATCAATTCCGCACATAATTCTATCTGCCGAATTAGATGATTTATCAACCCATCTTAAATTTTTACTGCGATTATCGTTACGTTTTTTGTTTTTATGGTCTACCTCCCAACCTTTGGGTTTAATTCCATGAAAAACTTCTGCAACAATACGATGAACCCTAAACGTTTTATTTATTTTGTTAATTTTAATATCAATTAACTCATAACCTTCACGTTGTTGTCTTTTTTTCAAAATTCTTCCAGTGATTCTATTTTTAATATCACCATTAGAAGAAACATCGTAATCATAATCTCTAAATTGCTTCCAAATAACTGTTTTCATATTTTCTCTTTATAATAAATATAAAGAAATTTAGCGAAAACCGACACCTATGAAAAAAATGTCGGTTTTTTCAGGTCTGTTTGGCTTGCTACTTCTTTGGTGGTAACG